ATGAAATGTACAAGATGCGGTAAAGAGATGACGATTAAGCCGGTGCAGTCCGGTACGGACGAAAGTGGGGAGCCTGTTTTTACACGATATGCATTTTGCTATGACTGCAAGATAAAGGTGAATCTGGACAAGCAAAAAGAAAGAGACACGCAGAAAAAAGCGACGGCAGAAGATGTGGTAGAGACAAAAACAAAGAGAAAGAAAAAGAGAGGGAAAAAGCTTCCTTCTGTTTCGCTTCCGAAAAGACGAGGCGGAAGAGGAAAGACGAAAGCGAGGAAAGAAAGACGAGGCGGCGGATTGCTCAAGTTCTTACTCTTTCTGATCGTTGTTGCGGTACTTGGATTTGCAGCATATACCTATCGGCATCCAATTGCAAAATTCGCACAGCAGATGTATGACAAGTATATGAATCAAACAGAAGAAAATCAACCGGAAGATTCAAAGAATGAGGATTTGAACATAGATTCCGGTGATGACAATAATACTGCCACGCCTGATTCAGACACAACGGATGAACCGCAGAATCAAACTGAGCCGGCAGATCAAACACAAGGGGGCAATGGAAGCAGTACACCGGAAAGCAGTGATGATAAGACACAGGATACTCCGGCGACACCTTCTGACGGGACAGCGACAGAGCCTACATCATAGTGTATATAGAATAACAGAAGATGGAACATGTAATGTGTGAACGGGGAAGATTCCCCGTTCACGCATTTTTATTTTGCAGCCTTTTTGGCAAAATCAGTTGTTACAAGTTCTTCGTAAGGTGCCCGCTTAGTGAGTTCGTCAGCAGATTCCAAAATATTTTGCAAAAGTTCAAAGCTTTCTTTTTCAAAAATTAGATTTTCTTTCCAAGTCTCCTGCTCATAGTAACGGGTCACAATCGTTGTGATAGTGGCTAAGTCTGTCTCTTTGAACTGTGGTGCAATGATTTTTGCAATTTCTTCCGGAGTATGTGTCTGCACGTAGTCCATTCCTTTTTGCAGCGCATCCGTGAATCCCTGAATGACGTCTTTATTTTTTTCGATATAGCTTTTCTTTGCAGAAAATGCGGTGTAAGGGACATATCCACTGTCCTCGCCGAGAGAAGCGACAACATATCCCTTTCCGCCTTTTTCCAAAGTGGTAGCTCCCGGCTCAAATTCAACTGTAAAATCCGCCTGACCTTCTGAGAAAGCGGCGGCAGTAGAGCCAAAGTCAATATTTTGGTTGATTGTCAGATCTTTTTCGATGTCGATTCCCTTTTGTTTTAAGATATACTCAAATACCATTTCAGGCATGCCGCCTTTTCGTCCGCCGAGCACTGTTTTCCCTTTTAGATCCGTCCATGAAAAATCAGGCATTTCTTCTCGCGCTACAAGAAAATTACCGGCACGTTGTGTAAGCTGGGCAAAATTTACAACATAGTCGTTTGCACCTTCATTATAGGTATAAATAGATGCTTCTGACCCCATGAATCCGATATCTGCCTCGCCGGAGAGCACGGCGGTCATTGATTTATCGGCTCCAAATGGAATGATATAATTAGTACAAGACAAATCACAAAAAATCAACCTCTTTTACAGTGTAATCGTCGTTGAGATGTATCTCCTTGATTGTAGAGCGCCAAAAAGCACGTCTGTTTTCAAGAGTCAGAGAGTTATACATTTCTCTAAAATCAGTTTGCAGCAGTTCATCTAAGTAAGAGAGATCTCGATCAGGTTCGATAGGAGTTGCATTAATAGTGCTAAGATCTTGCTCCAAACGAGTATATTCCTCATCGTAGTAATCGAAAGAGATTCGCCCTTTTTGAAACAATAAGTTCAGACGCTCCAGCTCTTTTCGGATTTGTTCGGGAGATCTATCTACCTTCTTTTTCCTGTTTTCCTCGTTAATTTTATTATTCCTGATTTTGTATCTGTGATATTCGTCCGTTAAGTTTTCTAATAAATATTTTTCGATTAGATTTTGGCTTACGCGGTGCCTGTTGGTGCAGATGCAATCTGTAATAGCACGGTTGCAACGGTAGTAGCAGTAAGTTCTTTTTTCTCCTGTTTTACGATTAATGATAGACGAGCATCCAGTACCGACTAACTTTTGGCCACACACAGGGCAATGCATAAGACTGGAGAATAAGTAAACTCTGCCGGATGGCGTGCGTTTTACATTTCTAACCGAAATTGTCTGTATTTCGTTCCATTCACTTTCTGTTAAATACGCAGGACAGTACGGAAATCCCCTGTATGTACCTTTGTAAAACTCGCTAGAAAGCATCGTGCGAAGCATAGAATAAGAAAAGTTAATACCGTATGTACTTTGCATATACCGAATAGCCCCTTGTTTGGATTGGTGCTTTTTAAAATACTGAAAAAAATCTTCCACCATGTGCTCTGTACCAGGGTCCTTTATCATACATTTTCTGCCGTCTACAATACCGGACTTATAACCCAAAGGCATATTGGCATCACCGAAAATAAGTTTTCTCTGCCGGATGGAAGCTTCGTTTACAAATTTGATTCTTTCGGAAGTGGTATCAACCTCGTTCTGTCCGATGGACAACACAACATTTAATTGCAAACGTCCGTCCCTTGTCTCCATGTTAATTCCTGGCTCAGAAGCAGAGATCCAACGCACGCTGTGCTCGTCGAGAATATCCTGGACCTTGTAAAAATCAGAAAGATTACGAAACCATCTGTCCAGCCGCCAAAAGAGTATCACGTCTATTTTATCTTGCTTCACATCATTTACCAGTGCGTGGATAGCTTTTCTCTTTTTTAATTCCTTACGTGCTGTTTTTCCCTCGTCTGCATATACGCCAACAACAATCATGCCGTGTTCGGCGGCGTAGCGTTCCAAAAATTCTTTTTGTGCCTGTAGAGACTTTCCGTGCACGCTTTGCTCAAAAGTAGATACACGTATATAAATAGCACATCTTAAAAGCTTATTAGTCATAACAACCATCTCCTTGTTAAAATATATTAAAAAAGGGTATAAAAATAACAGCTATCGAAAATATGTTCCGATTGTAATAGCTGTCCAAAGATGATACAATATATCTGCAATATGGATATGCATCTTCGGATGTATGCAAGACCGTTCGGTATTGGCGTACCGGGCGGTTTTTATTTTATTAATTATTCAAGATTTTGAATAGCGTAATCAGCTTCTTCTGCTGTAAACTTCTCTCCGTGTTCGGAAGTTAACTGATCGCGGATAGCATCAGGAGACATTGCCATCGAGTCTTGATAAGACTTTGCTTTCTCTAATGCGTTTGCGTTCCAGTCTGCTTTGACATTATCGACAGCGTATTGAGCTTCTTCTGCCGTAAACTTCTCGCCATTTTCGGAAATGAGCTGATCATAAATTCCGGCTTTAGACATATGCATCTGCTCACTATAATCTTTCGCTTTTTCCAGTGCGTTTGCGTTCCAGTCTGCCTCGATGTTATCGATCGCATATTGTGCAGCTTCTGCGGAAAACTTTTCTCCATACTCGGATGTCAGTTGATCGTATACAGACTGTTTTGACATGTGCAGTGTTTTAGCGTAGGAGTTTGCCTTTCTCAATGCTGATTTGTATTCCGTTGGAATATTGTCGTCTTCGGATGGGGTTTCTTCGGTAGCCTTATCTTTGTTATCGGTAGTTTGATTTTTCGAAGTCGAAGAATCATTTCGTGAAGCAGTCTTTTTGCTTTCGTCATCTCCTCCGCCGAGCGCGGAACCAATTACAGCAATAACGATAATTGCGATAATGATCCATTTCAGCTTTCCGCCTTGCTTCTTACCGCAACTAGGACAGAATTTAGCTCCTTTTGCAAGTTCTGTCTTGCAGTGCTTACATTTGTTTGTTTTCATTTTGTTTTTCCTCTCTTTCTCTTTAGAACCTTACATCTTTAGGGTAACCAGCCCTTTATATAAACGCCGTAGCGGTTATATCATTTCCAATATTTACCTGTAGATTTTCATGATTCCAACAGTTAAAATAAAGCCACTATGAAAATGCTGCTGGATAAAATAATGTACGATAAAAATTTGTCTATACGTCAAGTATCTATCATGACCGGAGTTCCAAAATCAACCATAAATGATATAGCGGTCGGCAAAACCATGCCACGAATAGATACGCTAGAAACCATTGCAAAAGGTCTCAAAATTCGCATTTCCGACCTTTATGAGTCTGATTATAAATAAGTGTCCGAGTTCTCGGACGATTCCCCAAAACCGCGTTAGATTTCCGTTAGTCATGTGTATATATAGTAAAGGGGCTAGATAAAGCACCTTTTCAGAACGAATGTTCGAAAATCTCTTGAAATAAAACAAAATTAGTAGTAGTATTATTTTACAAGGGATTTCGAACGTGTGTTCAATGCATAACAGACGGGAGGGGTACATATGAGCAATGAAGATTATCAAAAACTAATCATTGAAATTGTCAAAGAAATTGAAGACCAACAAATACTCATATCTATTTACACGGTAGTCAAGAATCTGACAGAATGAGAAGCGGGGAATTTATTCCCTGCTTTTTTCTGCAATTTTATATATGTAATTCTTTAGCGCATCTTTGCTCACATCATCCAGTTTCCAATATTCTATAATAGCTTGCATGGCAAGTTTGTCATTAGATTTAGAAATCTGTGTGACAGCTTTGAAGTATTCATCTTCCGCTGGCACTTCTGAGAACATTTCGCCCTCTCCGGTTCGGAGCCAACTTTCGTTCACATTAAATTCTCTGCAAATAGAAACGAGCAATTGCTCTGTTAAAGCATTCACGCCATTTTCTATCTGACTAATAGAATTTTTTTTCATTCCAAGTTTTTCGCCGAATTTCTCTTGTGTAAGATTAAGTTCTTTTCTTAATAACTTTATTCTATTATGCAAATCAGACCCTCCTCTCAAGCGAATTATATTACTTGACAATTTGATAATATCACTGTCCGGTGAAAAAGTCAATCGAAAAAGTTCTTTAAAAGAACAAAAATAAGTTGACAAAGTTCTCTGAAAGATGTATTATGTTCTTGCAAGGAACAAGTAAGCGGAGAAAAGTGAGGTGAGAAGAATGAAAGAAAAATACAAAAATGCAGAGCGGCTTTCGAACAAAATAATTGAAATGTGTGTAGAAGAAGGTATCACGCTAAGAGAATTAGAAATGCTAAAAACCGCTCTGCCAATTGCTGTAGATAGAAAGATAGATGAATATCTTAATAACCAAAAACTACAATAAGTCTGTTCTACCTTCTTCTATAGAATCACGAATATGTTTTAATAAACTTCTGTATTTCGTACCGTAGTCGAAAGCGTTTGATTCTGTGATTTCTATATTGCGTTGTTGGTAGTAAAGAATTGTAGCGGCAACAGCTAAATCATGAGTCCGTTGCTCAATACTGATTTCATCATACATAATAAAAAACTCCTTTCATAATACTCGGCATGGCAGTGCCTGTAATTAAAGTATAGGAGCAATAAAGACAAAAAGCAATAACAAGGAGGTGACAATTATGCTTGGACATTTAACAGAAAAAGACTTAAAAGAGGGAAAAGAATTAATGCAGATCCTTGAAAACCTCGGGGAAGAGGACAGGAAACAAGTGATCATTTACGCAAGTGCATTAAAGGACAGACAGATGATTGAGAGTAGCAAGAAAGCAGGATAGGAGATAGAGAGATGGTAGATTGCGAAAGGTTACAAATTCAAATTAAAAATGAGGTAAACACAGTTTACGAAGAGCTGAAACATGAATCTGAAAATTATGCAGAATTTTATGACAAATGCATGAAATTTTACAGGGAAATAAGATTCAAAGATAGAAATCTTGGGCGATATGTGAAAAGCATCTTCGAAGAGTTAATGAGGAATGAATTGAAGGGAGTGCAAAATACACGCCCTTCTGACAACATTTAGTTGTTCTCGATTTTAATAATTGAGTTAACGCAATATGCTGGCGAATCGTTGCTTTTAACATAAAAGAAAGAGCAAAAACATAATGCGTCCATAATAGAAGGAATTAGTCCATCATGAGTGTGCCAATACAATTCAACAGGGACGCTCATTGACGCGAAATTTCCATCTGACGATGTATTTCTGATTATAGGAATAATAACGTCGCATTCAGATAAAACGAGTGTGCTTTTGTCTGAAAAATAAATAGTTGCAGTTCTCATGCAAATATACTCCTTTCGTAATTACTAGGACATGGCGGTGCCCTGTGATTACAGTATAGGAGATTTTGGTGGACAACGCAACAAGTACAAACAGCAACACATAGATATTAGAGAGGTGAAGAAAAATGAAACCAGATATGGAAAAAATCATACGAGTGCTCATTTCCCTAATAGAAGAGCAGGAGAGAGTAAAGATTGACTACACGCTCGAAAAGATAACAGAGGATAAAACCGCCTAGGCGGTAGAAGGGAGGACAAGCATGATTAAAAAATACCTAGAATTACTCGAACATAACCTGAACTGGGTAAAACGACAGATCAGAGAAGACGAACGTATGAAGGACTTAAGGTTCGCAAGAGAGATATGTAATTCGCATAAATACAGGGTTGTAGGAGCATTGGAATTAATGCTGGATATGAAGGAAATTACATGGGAAAAAGAACATGAAGAAAGAGAAAAAGTGGACGAGCTGTTTAGGATTGAAAATCTGCTTGAAGAAATTGAGAAAGAGGGAAAGAAATGAACTGGAACAGAAGAAAAGCACTACCGAAGTGGGAGAAACGTAGAATCCGAAACAGGCATGAACGGGACTTAAGAAAAGAGCGTGTGTTTGCGTACAAGATTGCGATTGCCGTGTTGATGCTAATCGTTGTCGGAGTTGTAAGTGATGCAATTCTAGTGGGAGGTGTAGTGAAATGAATGAGATTGTAGTAGATGAAAATCAGGAGCTTAAGGTAATGCAGTTTGATCGGTCGGACGTCTTACGACAGAAGAGATTAGCAAAACAGCTCCTTGAGAAAGAGAAGCGTGATGATCTGATTTTTCGTGGAGTGATGATTGTAATTGGAATGGCAATCGCAGCAGGATTTGGTTTTATCGCTGGAGAATTTACAGCGATATCAATGTTGCTATAAAGAAAGCGCCCTTACAAGGTCGGTAAACCTTTGGGCGCTACACAATTAAACCAAACATAGTATAACACACAAAGGAGAGAAAAGAAATGATAAATACAAAAAAAGGAACTGTAAAAATTGAGGGAACAGAGGATGAGATCATGGCGGATGCAGTAGTGATACTGAAAGCAGTGGAAGAACTGCTGACAGATAAGCACGGCTCAGAGAAAGCGAAGAAAGATATGGAAGAAATTATACGCAGAAGTAAATTAAGTGATAAAGAGTTGAAAAAGGAACTGGCACAGAAAATTTTTAAAATGCTATTTGGGAAAGAATGATGGAAAATCCGGTTAAGATTGTGAGATATTCGCACGCGATTTCATTTCCGAGTGGAAATGTAACAAACATGCAAGCGATGTACGGAACAAGGGAAGAAGTTCGAAAAAAGGCAGAAGAGATAGCGAAGAAATATGGAGTGGAAGTGAAAACGATAGATTGACAAAAGAAAAAGCTGACATCTGCAAATGTCAGCCGGTTCACAAAGAACACTAATTTCAATACCTGAAATTATAATATCATTGTGGACTGGAAAAGTCAAGGAAAATGGGGATTTTGAACCCGTTTTCGACTTGATAAGAATATTAAAGTTAGGACATGATGAATTATGATAAACAGGAAGAAAAGGGAATTTAGAGGCAGAGAAATAATCGATATAGAAGAAAACCATGACGGCAGATATGGAGCACCTGGTAAGAGAAGAGAAAAGAAAGAAAAACCGACAAAGGAACAGATGCAGAAGGTAAACGCGCTGAATAAGATGAAACGGTGTCGGTGGAGGATGCTGGAATACATAAGACCAGGCGACGTCTTTGCTACATGGACCTACGAAGTGAGAAATAGACCGGAGGATATGAAAGCAGCACTGAAAGATTTTCAGGACGCCATGAAGACAGTCAGGAAAGAGTTTAAAAAGCGTGGATATGAGTGTTTTTGGTTTCGAAATATTGAACAGGGAACGCGCGGAGCGTGGCACATCCACGTCGTGATGAATGAATGCGGAGACACGGCGGGCATTTTGCAGAGAGCTTGGAAAAAAGGCGGAACGTGGTCGATAGAAATCCGGAACAGCCAGTATTACGACGAAGATTTTACAAAACTCGCCAGCTACATGACAAAAGATGAATATACAACAGAAACGAAAGCAGATGGAGCGAGAGGAAAGACAAGGCTAAGTCAGGCGAATTACAACATCAGTAAAAATATGCCACTTCCGGAACCAAAGGTAGACAAGCGGATCAGGTGGAAGAAAGAACCAAAACCGCAGAAAGGCTATTACATAGCATCTGTTTATGAGGGAATCAATCCGGTAACGGGATATCGGTATAGAAGATACACCATGATCAGGCTGAATAGGAGGATTTAAAAATGTTTGAAGTAAAAATATACATAGAAACCTCTTTAAAAGGTCCACTTCGGACAGGAGAGGGAGAAGGCTGGTATGCAGCAGTAGTCGAATATCGAAAGAAAGACGGAGAAATCGAGACGAGAGAAGATTTTGTCCGTGCGGAAAAGACAACATACCACGAGTCGGTACTATGCGCTTTCCTAAAATCGTTGAAAAGACTGAATAAGGAGTGTGTCCTTGAGGTGCATACAGATTCTACATTTTTAAACAATAATTGTAAAAATGGCAACTTGGAAATGTGGAAAACTAACGGTTGGAAGACGATTAAAGGGGAAAATGTAGCGCACAAGGAGCTTTGGCAGCAGATTTCTGCAGAACTGGACAAGCATAAAGTGGAGTTTGTCTGGGAACGTCGTAACGAATACAGCAAATGGATGATGGAACAGGCAAAAATAAGACTAAAAAGTCCGACGAACGCCAAAAAGTCCGAAATCGGAGGGTGATGAAATGGGAAGAAAATGGACGGAAAAAGAACGTAAGTATGTAAAAGAAAATTGGGGGAAAATCCCAACACAGGTCATGGCAATAAAAATTGATCGCACAGAAAGTGCGATTAAGAGTATGGTGTGGAGCGTAACGAGTTCGGAGATAGAGGAGAAGAGAAAAAGCTACGAAGAACAACGGCGTAATGCTGCAAAAAAACGACAACGGTGTAAGACATGCATCTACAGAGCTTATCAAGGAAGAGGTTGTGACTATATCCTGATCACAGGTGAAAGGCGCGGATGCAAACCGGAGGAATGTGATAAGTACGTAAAAGGCAAGAAAAAGAAAATGGCAAATGAGCCAGCATGGCAAGGGAGGTAAAACAGATGTTTGAGAAATTTGGAGAATTTGATTCTTATGAAGAGATAAACAGAGCGGCTGTTGCGCAGCTTGCAGAGGGAGATATCGAGGCGATCTATATAATTGCCGAAGAAAACGGATTGGACAAAGAGGACGCAGAGGACTTTTGCACCGGTGCAATCGAAGAATTGACGACGGCGGAGCTGGCAGCAGTAGGAAAATTGAGTTTAGAAGCAAAAAAACTAGAGCTAAAAGACATAATGGCAGACTGGAAGGATCTGATTGTAGAGCAGTGCATGGACAATAGAGAACTAGCCCTTGCAGTAAGAAAAAAAGGAAAACGACTGGAAGAATGCATGGGAAGAATCTTAAAATCCGCATTTGAGAGAAAAGAGGAAGTGCCGAAAGAGATTGTAAAAGCGGCAAAATTAACACCGCCTCTTTACATGGGAATACCGGGGAAGGCAGAAATTAAAAAAATTACAGAAAAGTATTATCTAGGAGATGAAAAATGATTGCATTTAAGGGGTTCACAGAAGATCTAACGGCAAACTGTGGAAAAGGGATTTATCAGTATGAGTTGGGAAAGACCTATATCGAAGAAAAAAGCAAGACGAGATCAACAGGATTCCATTGTGCAGAGCACATCTTAGACTGCATGACCTGGTATGAGATGGATGGAAAGAACAGATTCTTTAGTGTGAAAGCGGAAGGAAGTATTGATGAAGAAAGCGGATGCAGTATGGTGGTCTGTACGAAAATGACGCTCTTAAAAGAATTGACGGTAAAAGAGATTGCTGGGTACGCAATGATGTACATTGTAAAGCATCCGCTAAGAGACTGGGAGAAGCAAACACAGAATATCAGTGTATTGAGAAATGAAGCGAAAAGCACAAAAGAAAATGGGATTGCGATTGCAAGAGGAACAAATCCGAAAGTAAAAGGCGCGAAAGGAAGCGTTTTAGGACTGATTTTAGAGTCGGAGCTAGGAGAAATACAGAGTGCAAAAGTGTTTGAAGTAGGAAAAGATGCGAAAGAGAATACCTGGTATACATTAACGGAAGAAAGAGAGTTGAAAGAGCTGTGAGATGGAGATTGATAGAGAAAATACAGGAACAGAAACCAAAGAAGAAAGGCTGGATCGTAAAACCACAGTATATCGGAGACATTTTATTGTTAGACATCTATACGGATAAAGTAAGGGAATCACGTTATTGCATTCATAGAGAGACAGGGGAACATGGATACAAGAAAATAGGAGAAAAACAGAAGCAGTCCAAACTGATCACATGCTTGGGAGGAAATCCGATGGAGTCTTATCGATACTATCATTGCTCCTATGGATTCGACATGAATGATTTGAAATTTGATTCTAAAAATGAGGAAAAAGAGACAGAGGAATTTTTGAAAAAAGCGGGATATGGAAACTGCGATTGGTATGAAAAAATAGAATATCTGGAAATGGAATTTAATCGAGAGAAGAGGTGGGTTACACAGATGCAGAAATCAAAGAAGCAGCAGGATTTAATAAATCAGATTCCGAGAATACCGAGAAATATAAGAGAGTGGCTATATGAAAAAGAATGTGAAGAAGAATATATTTTCTTCGACAAAGAAAAAGGAAGTTGGGGATGCTCCTGCTGTGGGGCGGAAATTCCGGACGCCGAATTAAAACGTCTGTCAGACGGAAAAAAAGTCAGACACAATGATCTGACGGAATGTCCGAATTGCAAGAAAAAGATTGTGGCCAAGAAACGAACGGATAGAGTGAAAAAGAAAACCGGGCTGTACCTGATTGCTCCGATAAACCAAGAGGCGAGCGTGATACAGTACTGCGATGCGAGAATCAACTGGGAATACGGAAGATATACCGTAGAACTGGAGGAAGCGGTTCTAGTAATGGCTTATAAAATTGGTGTAAATAAAAGAAGAAAGAATCATGTGCAACTTTTTTATGCAGATGGATGGGGAAATTTCGAAACTGGAAACAGAATAAATAAACGAGCGAAGGAAGGATATTTGTATCCGGGAGATTATAACGACGTGCTGGAAAATACTGTATACAAAGACGGAATCCGAGTACTGCATCAGCTGGCAGCAGCCGGAGAAAGGTTAAATTACAACAAGCTATTGATCGGAATACAGCAATTATTGAATTTCGAAAATGTGGTGGAGTATCTGTTTAAGGGACGATTTCACAGAATGTTAAGAGAAACTGTAGAGAAAGTAGATGTGTGGGGCGGAGGAAGCTACTACGGGAAACTTCGACTGACAGGAGAAACACTGGAAGAAGTTTTTAAGATTAAGGACCGGCAGAAGATTAATCGGATACGTGATCAGGATGGCGGGGAAGAGATGCTTGCGTGGATGCGCTGGTCAGATACATCAAACAAAAAAGTATCACAAGACACATTGGAATACATGATTGCAAACGGAATAGATCCGGGAGACATAGAATTTGTAGAAGATAAAATGTCACCGCAACAAGTAATGAACTACATAGAGAAACAGCGGGCAGCAGGCTATCAATACAGAACGGTGCCGGAAGTCTTAGGACAGTGGGGAGATTATTTAAGTATGTGCAAAGCACAGAATAAAAATATGGATGATGAGATGGTTTACAAACCACGTGATTTGAAATTGCGACATGATCAGGCGGTTACGGATGCGAACCAGCTTCAAATTGTAAAAGAGATGGAACGAAATAAAGAGGTCCGTGCAGCAGAAGCGAAAAAAATGAGAGAAAAGTATCCTCAAGCAGAGAAAAATTTGGAAGACATTAGAGCGCGATATGAGTATGAAAATGCGGAATACATCATTATTGTTCCGCACGATTTGGTAGAGATCATTGAAGAAGGACAGGCATTGCATCATTGCGCAGGAGCAACAGAGCGGTATTTCGACCGAATCGAGAGCCGAGAAACATATATTTGTTTCTTAAGACGTGTAGAACAACCGGGAATACCATTTTACACGATCGAAGTAGAACCGTCAGGAACAATCCGGCAGCACCGCTCATATATGGATGAAGAACCTGGAATTGAAGAGATTAGGGGATTTTTGCGAGAATGGCAGAAAGAGCTAAAGAAACGACTAACGGAAAAAGATAAACAACTTGCAATGATCAGCAAGGAAAAAAGGGAACAAAATATTGCAGAGCTGAAAGAAAAGAATAATACAAGAGTATTAAAGGGATTAGCGGAAGATTTTATGGAAAATCTGATAGATTTTGAAAAAATGGCATAGGAGGAAACATGGAAGAGATTATCACTTATAACAATTACGAAGAATACAAAAACACAGTAAACCGTGTACTAAATAAAACAGTAGAAGATTTTGTGACAATCGGTTATTTGCTCAAAAAGGGAAGAGATACAGATATCTTGAAAGAATCCGGGTATGCAAATGTAAATGAATTCGCAGAAGCGGAATATCATTTAGACGCTTCGCAGGTGTCAAGGTTCATCCGGATAAACGACAAGTTCGCAGTGAATGGATACAGCGACAGATTAAAAGAAGAGTATCGAGGGTATGGATACGCAAAGTTGGCCATAATGCTAACGCTTCCGGATGAATTGACAGAAGAATTATCGCCGGCACTTAGTAAAACAGAAATACAAGCGGTAAAAGCGGAAGTTGAAGAAGAGGGAAAGACGACAGACATTGAAGTGTTCCTGGAAGGAACGAAGAAAGAACAAGAGGAACTGGATGATTTGGGAAAAGGGCTGAATCAGCTGTTCAAAGATGAGCCGGAATTGTTTTTGCAATTATATGGACAGGCGAAAAAAGGGATGGATTTGAAAGCAATGCAGGAAATCTTAGCGCCGAACGGAGAGAAGGTGTATAGCATAAGAATCCAAGGACATGGACGTATCATGCTGATTATGAAGGATACAGAGAATGAAATCACAGTTTTCAAAGTGAGAAGCAACGAAAAGGAGCGCTATGATTGGAATAATGTGAAACATTATGTAGATACGCTTATATCAGAGAAGACAGCGAAAGAGCGCTGGGAGGAATTGTATCAAGAGACATTTCCGGAAAAGGAAGGAATTGCACCGGTGCAACAGACAAAACAAAGAAAAGAATCAAAAGTAAAACGGGCAAAAGTTCCGGAAAAGCCTAAAACGAAACCGAGTGATATCAAGGAAAATGCAAAAGAGCAAGAAGATGTGGAGAATCTTTCAGTGACAGCAGTTACAGAAAAGGTAGAGGAAGAAATTGCACCGGTGCAACAAACAGAGGAAACACAGAGCAAAGAGCAAGGTGAAGAGGAGCAGATTGAAGGTCAGATGAATGTGACAGATTATCCGGAATTAATGCCGGAAAGAACAGAACATATTCAGACGCAAACTGCAGATGAAATCATAACGAGAAAAGAGTATTTAGATAATTTGACCGAATACGGGGCAGCAGAATACCTTTGCAAGCATTTAAAGCCGGAAGCGTTGGAAAATAAAGAAACGATGGAAGAATGGCTTAAGGCAGAAGTAGATAAAAAATGGGGAATGGAAGTGGAACAGGCGTGAGTGAGGTAGATTACAACGTATTTGCATTCCCAAAGGAAAGCTGGCGGACATCGAAAAAGCCGAAGGGGCAGCAGTCGGGAAAAAGCCGGAGCAGAAAGCGTAAAAAGCACAGAAAAAGTATCATACATCAAAAAGATAGTGGTTATTGCTATCTATGCGCTACTCTTCGTAACGACTATACATACAAACCAACGCAAGAGCATCACGTGATGTTTGGCTCTGGCCAACGTGAGCTGAGTGAGGAATATGGGCTCACAGTCCAACTTTGCATGGAACACCATAAAGAGGGACCGGAAGCAGCGCACAATAACCAAGCGATACGAGAGTTACTGTGTCGAGATGCACAAGCAGCATTTATGATGGAATATCAGGAACTGGAATGGATGCAGATATTTAAAAAGAATTATTTGGAGGCACCAACTCTGTAAAGGGTTGATATATATCACAAAATTGTCAATACCTCCTGGCTGAATGGCTGGGAGGAAAAGGAGGTATTATGGCACTATACAGAAAATTTGTCCGAAGAGGAATGATAACAAACAAACTGATCTACAGAGAATATGAGTTTGTAGAGAGATGGGAAAAAGATGTTGTATTGATGTGCAAAGGAGATACAATCTCAAAACAAGTAAATAATACATTCGATAACCTGAGTGTAAAAGAATTGGAAATTATAGAGAATCTAGGTTTTTATACAGATTTTGATTTGGAAGAAAAAATAAGTGAGCTGTCAGATTATGAGGCATTATATCCAGCTGAAGGTGGCAGCAGTAAGGAGAGAAGATGAAACCACAACACGCAGCAATAAAAATGATGATTATAGAATACATACAAAAACATGGCTATCCACCAACAGTACGCGAGATAGCTAAGATGACAGGATATAAGTCAGCATCAAGTGTACAAGGACATTTGGTAAGGATGTTCGAGCTTGGTATTTTGGAGACGGACGAAAAACCGGGCGCATCAAGAGCGATAAGGGTTCCGGGGTATAAATTCGAAATGAGGTGATAGAGTGATAGCATTAATTCAATTTCTATTATTAATATTTTGGGTATTAGACATAACAAATATGCCGTTCATGGAGATGTTTGACACAACATATCCGATGAATGAGGTGTTTTGGCTGTTGATTTGGATTTTCGTATTGGGGTTTGAAGTTAAAACAAAAAAAGAATGATGGAGGATTGAGCGTGAGAAGATTAACTATAAGCAAAATAACGGAAGAAACAGGAACATATGAACTTGCACATAATTGTACCTTTATACGAGATGGAGAAACATGGTATAGAGATTTTGACAATGAAATCAGATTAAGAGATATGATGCGAGAAACCATAAAGAACCATTCACAGTACGATGAACAGTACGATGACGACGAGATTCTCGATGAAATTCTCTTCGAAAATCTGATGCATCCGGCAGGGAATGATATTGACGGATTGATAGCTGTGTTCAATATGCTTGCATGGAGTCATTCGGACCTAAGAGAAAGATTAAAAGCGTATGAAGACACCGGATTAACTCCGGAGCAAGTGCAGGAGCTAGCAGAGAGGGATACGGCGAAGAAACCGATTATCATCGGGGTGAATGGAGCCATTGGATGCAGAGTGGGGGAATGTCCAAAATGCGGAGGAATACTTAGAAGTTATATGAGGTTTTGCGACGAGTGCGGACAGAGGTTAGATTGGAGGGAGTAGATATGAAGAGAAAACGCACCAGTGACGAACGAAAGATTGAACGGAGCAGCCATTATGCCGAGATGGAGACGAGTAAGCCTCCCGATGATGCAAGAGCAGCATTTAAACGAGATGTACGCAAGGAATACGGAGTAAAACAATGCTTAACAAAATGGGGAGTTAACTTAAAGGGAGTGATTGCCGATGGACAGAACAATACTAATTGAGTACGCAGATATGAAAGAGGAAATAAAAGACTTACGAAGAAGGATAGAGAAAGATAAAAGAGCGTTGGAAAAACTCAATAAAGAAACTGTAATAGATACAGTATCCCGTGGAAAGAAAGGAAGAAAGTCACTTGGAACGACAAAAGTTGAAGGAAAACCACGGTTGATAATTGAGCTAAAGACGAATGCATACATAAAGAAAATAGATCAATTGGAACGATTAGAAACGGATCTATTAGAGAAACAAACACAAGTAGAAGAATATATACAGCAGATTGAAAAGAGCAAATTAAGAATGATATTCCAACTGTATTACGTGGACGGGCTAACATGGGAAATGGTGGCGATGAAAATGAATAACATGTTTCCAAGGAAGAAAATACCATTTACAAAAGATGGGTGCAGAATGATGCATAATAGATTTCTTGAAAAAGTTTTATGAATGTTCGCCACTGTTCGCTACAAATATGATAGTATGATAAAAACGAAAAGTGTACACAAACACGAAAGTGGCAGCAGGCAGCAGTCTGTTGTCATTTTTATTTGGATACTTAGTTCAGCGGTTAGAGCGGCTGTCTCATAAACAGCAAGTTGTCGGTTCGATTCCGACAGTATCCATTTGATTAATATGTATTTTGAGAACTAAGAGGGTGGAACAAAAATGAAAGTATCGTGCAAAAATGTATTATGCAAACACTATTACAATTTAAAAAAAGGAGAGCATTGTGAAGCAGAAACGACGTGCAAAGAGTACACAACGAACATGAAAAAAGCGCGTAAGAAGATTCCGAAATGTAAGGATTGCGAATACTGCAGGCGAATATATACAGACGGAGGAAAAAGCTATCATTGGGAGTGCGCGTACAATGGGAGAAGAAAATTATTACTGATGATAGAAGAAAGAGTATGTGATTGTAGACTGTAAGGCGTAGAAAGAGACGTCTCGTTTTATTGGCTGGAGGGTGCGCATGGAAGCACACTGGTCTTAATAGCCAGAGGTTGCAGGTTCAAGTCCTGCTCCAGCAATTAGGAGGAATATGTGGAGAGTAAAAGATATACAACAATTAATCGAAGAAGGAAAGCTATATAGGTTTTATAAGAGTAAAGAGTGGATAGAGTTAAGGAAGAAAATCCTAAAAGAGAATCACTATGAATGCGCATGGTGCAAAGAAAAAGGGAAGATATCAAAAGCAGAGCAAGTGCATCATGTGCAATATGTTAAGAAACATCCGGAACTTGCGCTAAGTGAATACTATACATACAAAGGAAAACAATACAGAAATTTAATTCCACTTTGCCATTACTGCCACGACAAAGCACATGGGCGCATGGGACACAAACCAAAGGCGAAACAAATAAATGAGGAGAGATGGTAATGAAGGTGGGGGACAAAGTAAAATTTACAGGACATGGATATAGAAGAGCAATAGCATACAGATATAAAGATATATTTAAAGACAAGACATATGAAGTAAAAGAAATAAGAAAATCTTGTTGCAATTCATTCTTGGTATTAAAAGGTGTAGATGGAATGTATTCAGAGAGATTCTTCACAAAGATATAACACCCCCGGTACCCCTATACCCCTTTTCTGAGGGGGAACCATACAACGGGGAAGGGGCAAGACAAAACCGCGCTCTCTCGCGCATGATAAAAAATAAAAAAAGTTGGTGATAAAATGGCGAAACAAAGAGCTCCAAGTGAAGCGAAAATAAAGGAATCTTTGATAAAACAGTTAGAAGTTAAAGGGGCAAATGTGCCGCATTTTTATGATATTATTTGTGACTATTTAGTGTTAAATAAGATAAAAAAAGCGCTACAAAACGACATAAAAAAGAGAGGAGTATCCTACGAAACGATGTCAGCGTCGGGATACAAAATTACAAAACAGAACCAATCCGTGAAAGATTTAGTGGCGGTAGAAAAACAAATGTTGTCAATGATGAAGGAAATGGGATTGACAACAGATGCGCCTACAGGAGCGGAAACAATAAATGAAGATTTGTAAAGCGATTGATGAGTATATTGAATTCGTACGAAGTGAAGAAGCGGTTGTTTGTAAGGAGCAGTTACTTCTTTGTGATTTTGTGGAAAAGGTATTCGCAGAGGAAGATGTTTATGTAGATGAAAGGCAACTGGAGAGATATTTTGGATTGCAAAAATATTTTCCTTACAAGTTACTGCCGTGGGAGAAGTTTTGTTTTGCATTACACAATTGTGTGTACAAAGAAAGTGGTCAACTAAGGTTTCCGAAACTTGTAATAATTGTTGGGCGAGGAGCTGGAAAAAACGGTTATCTTGCATTTGAAGATTTTGCACTTGTAACGCCGATCAACGGAATAAAAGAGTATAACATAGACATGTTTGCGACATCGGAAGATCAGGCAAAAGCAACGTTTAAGGACATATACAATGTCCTTGAAGATAATAAAGATTACTTTAAAAATTATTTTAAATGGAATCTTGAATGCATCACAAATTTGAAAACAAGATCTGAAATAAAATATCATACAAGAGCGCCAGGAACAAAAGATGGAGGACGACCGGGGAAGATTGATTTTGATGAATATCACGCATATCAAGATTATAAATTGATTCAAGTGGCCGTAACTGGACTTGGAAAGAAAAAATATCCAAGACAGACAATTATTACAACACAGGGAGATGTAAGAGACGGACCACTTGACAGATTGATAGAAGACTTGATTGATATTCTAAATGGAGATTTACCTGATAATGGTACGCTTCCGTTTATTTGTTGGTTGGATGATCCGGAAGAAGTTTCAGTACCGGAAATGTGGCAAAAGGCGAATCCGTCTCTTAGATTTTTTGAGGACTTAATGCATGAAATGCTGATGGAATACGGAGATTACAAAAGAGATCCGGTCAATAATATGGCATTTATGACTAAAAGAATGAACAGACCTCCTGGACAGACTGAGTATAGTGTAACAGATTGGGATAATTTAGTAGCTGCAACACAAACGATAAACGAGGAAGAGTTAAAAGGAATGTCTTGCGTTGCTGGAATTGACTATGCGAAGACGAATGACTTTGTTGTAGCTGGGCTATTGTTCAAAATTGGAGAACAGAGATACTGGATTCATCATACGTGGGTTTGCAAATATTCGAGAGATTTATCTCGTATAAAATACCCATTAGCAGATGCAGAAAAAGAAGGGGCTCTCACTTTTGTTGATGAAGTAGAGATTTCGCCGGAATACGTGACAGAATGGCTGGCAGAAAAGATGAAACTATACATAATAGAATCCGTTGCAACTGATTATTTTAGACATACATTATTAAGAGACGCACTTAAAAATATAGGATTCACACCAGAAAAGAAGAATGTAAAACTGGTACGCCCGTCGGATATTATGAAAGTGGCAGTGGTGATTGGATATGTATTCTCGAAACATTTGATCAAATGGGGAGAAAGCACGATTATGAGGTGGTATACGTGGAATGCAAAAGCAGAGATTGATTCGAAAGGAAATATAACCTATGAAAAAATAGAACCTCGCTCAAGAAAAACAGACGGATTTATGGCGTATGTAGCGGCGGCGACAGAAGAGGATAAGATTAAGCAACGTACAAAAGTAAAGAGAAGGTTACAAACAATATGTTAGGGGAGGAGAAATGAAATTTTTTGATTTTTTGGATAAGAGAATAAAAAAAGAGCGATTCGGAGGAACTGTGGTGATAGATATTCCGCCGGAGATGTATTACAAGGAGCTGGCTATATACACGGCCAGCTCCTTGATTGAAAACGCAATCAGCAAATGCGAGTTCAAAACATATCTAAAAGGGAAGGCAGTAAAAAGAGAGGACTACTACCTGCTAAATGTAAGTCCTAATGACAATGAAAACTCATCCGTTTTTTGGCATAAAGTAGTAAGGAAAATGATCAGGAGCCAAGAAGGCGCGATGGTTGTTGAAATCAAAGGAAAATTACATGTGGCGGAAAATTATTCGATAAGAGAAATAAGACCGATAAAAGGAAATTTGTACGAAGGAGTTGTCCTGGAGGGCGGTTTGCAGTTAAAAAAGATATTCCATGCGAGAGAAGTGTTTTTGTTCAAACTGGAAGATGAAAATGTGAGAATTTTAATAGACGGCATGTATCAGGAACATGGAAGGCTTTTAAAGGCAGCAGCAAGGACGTTTCGGGATACAAATGGAAGAAAATTTAAGTTCAAGGTAAATGCAATAAAACAAGGGGATGCTGAGTTCAATAAAGAATTTACAGAGATAATTTCGAAAGAAATCAAATCGTACATGGAAAATGAATATGCGACTTATGTGGAATACGAAGGAGAAAAACTAGAGGAACAAGTAGAAAAGCAGAGAACGACATCAGACGATGTGATAAAACTAAGAAAAGATGTATTCGACATGGTGGGACAAGCAATGAAAATACCGCAAGCGCTGATGACAGGGAATGTAACGAGTGTGAAAGATGTGTTGGACGTATTTTTGACGTTAGCGGTTGATCCAATCGCTGATGCGATAACGGAGACGCTGAATAAGCGAGCGACGATGGGGGAATTTCTGAAAGGAAATTATTACAGAGTAGACACAGGAAAGATAAAGCACAGAGACATATTCGACTTGGCGCCGAACATTGAAAAATTGATAGGCTCTTCGATATTCAATACTGATGAATTAAGGGAAGAGTTAAACAGAAGTGAATTAGATACGGATTGGAGCAAAAGATATTGGATGACAAAGAATATTGCAAGAGTAGAAGATGTAGCAAACGGAGTTGTGGAAGGAGGTGAGAAACGTGACGAAAGTACCGAAAATTCAATTCCTGTTCAAACAGGAGGGGAATAAGCATCAAATCTACATATATGATGACGTGACAGATGTCGGGAAATTCAACTGGGAAACGTGGACGAGAGAAGAAAGCCAAACATCTGCGAAATACTTCCAGGAACAATTGGCGAACATTCCTGAAACGGACGAAATTGAATTGTTTATCAATTCAAATGGCGGATCTGTAAAAGAAGGAACGGCGATCTATAATCAGTTAAAACGACACAAGGCACACAAAACTGGATATGTAGACGGAGTGAGCCATAGCATAGCGTTTGTAATTTTGCAAGCGTGCGATCACAGAGTGATGGGAGAAGGGACGAGTGCTCTACTGCATGAAATGTGGGTGTGTACAGCTGGAAACGCAAGACAGTTGAGAGAAGAAGCTGACCAATTAGATATTTTAATGCAGGGAAGCAGAAAATTATTTATGCAGCGTGCGAAAAATATCACTGAAGAAGAACTTCAGAATCTGATGGAAAAAGAAACGATGCTAACTCCGGATATGGCTTTAGAATATGGATTTATCGATGAGATATCCGGAAGAGCAGAGGTGCAAGAAGAACCACAACAGGCAGCTAAGGATATTAAGGAATTAAAAGAAAAAATGCAAGCGGCAAATTTTAAAGAAACATTAGAAGAGTTTGAAGAGCTTGTGGAAGAAAAAGAAGAACCACAACAGAAAGTATCCGCATTGGATGCTTTTTTAAATGCTTTTTCATAAAAAGAAGGAGGAAACAAAATGTTAGGAAATGTAGCAACAACAATGCAAAAGGAAGCAGTGACAGCACTGCAGAAAGCAATGGTAGGAGGAAATGAAGCGGAAATTCAGCAGGCGTGGACGCAATTTCATGATTCGGTGGTAGAAGCAGTAACGCAAGATTTCGAAATGGCGAATGGAGATGAGAAAATCCTTGCGCAGAGAGGATTCAGACAACTGACGTCGAGAGAAAAAGAATACTATGAAAAATTAATTGAAGCGGGGAAACAAGACCCGAAACAGGCAATGACAAATTTAATTGACATTGAAGCGATGCCGGAAACGATTATTGAGGATGTTTACAGAGAACTGACGGAAGAACACCCGCTTTTAGCGAGAATTAATTTCCAAAATGTGCGCTATCTTACAAAATGGATTTTGAATGATCACACAGCGCAGGCAGCAGTTTGGGGAGATATCAATGAAGCTATTACAAAAGAAATAAGCTCATCGTTCAAAGTGGTTGAAATCAGCCAGTGCAAATTATCGGCGTTTGCGATGATTGAAAAAGATATGCTGGATCTCGGACCGGTATTCTTGGACAATTATATCAGAACATTCTTGAAAGAGGCGTTGTATTGCGCGTTGGAAAAAGCGATTTTGACGGGTTCTGGACATAAGGAACCGATTGGGTTAAATAGGGATATTCACAAAGGCGTATCTGTAAACTCGGAAACTGGCTACCCGGAAAAATCAGCCGTAAAAGTAAAAAGCTTTTTGCCGGAAGAATACGGAGGGCTAGTGGCAAAACTGGCAGTATCTGAAACTGGAAGAATGAGGAAGTTTGACAAGGTAACTTTGGCATGTAATCAGGTGGATTATTTGACGAAAGTAATGCCGGCAACAACGGTGATGACAGCAAATGGAACTTACGCCACGAATTTATTCCCGTTCCCAACGGAGATCATACGATCAAATGAACTGACTACAGGAAAAGCAATATTGTTCTTGCCGGAAGAGTACTTCATGGGAGTCGGAACGACGAAAGATGGAGCGATTGAATATTCGGACGAATTCAAGTTCTTAGAAGACAAACGGACATTCAAAATCAAAATGCATGCAATGGGAAAAGCGTTCGACAATACAGTTGCAATTGTGCTTGATATTAGCGAACTTGATCCGGCTTATATTACAGTTCTTCAGAAACAAGAAGCGGTTGCATGATGAAAGGGGAAATATTAGAGGAATTATGTGATCGAGTAAAAAGGAAATGCGGAATCACGTGGAATGATGAAGACACTGAGCAAAAAATAAGAGATATTGTAGAAAATGCAGCTGTAAGTCTAAAAAATAAACTTGGAATTAGGGACCAGGAGGAGATATTTCTCTCTCCTGGAATGACAAGAACCTTATTTGAAAGCTATTGCATGTATGACTGGAACAATATGTTGGAAGATTTTTCAAATAATTACAGAGATGAAATTATAGGAGAGCGACATAGATACGAGGTGGAAAATGCAAAAAAAGCAAGTGAAGAGTTATAATGATGGGATAGCGAAATTCTACGAGAAAAAAGACCAAAATAAAAACATAAGAAGCCTAGAAGATTTGAAGTATCTAGGCTTCTTGTACTTTGAGGAGAAAAGCAAACGGCAAGAGGATATAGAGTTTGCAGAGCAACTGGGAAATCAGCTAACCTTAAAGATTGCAACGCAGGACAATGGAAATATGGATAGTGACAGAAATGTTGTGATTGATGGAATTATTTATTCAATCATACATATCGACAGAAATAAGAAAAAGAGGGAACTGTACTTCTATTTGGAGGAGGTAAGAAAAATTGCGAGATAAAATTGAAGAAAAGCTAAAAGAATTAGGAGAAGCAGTTTTTTATGGTTCTGGAAAATTTAAAGGAAGAGATATATGGGATTGCATCGTATATGGAAAAAGAAGAATCAAAAGAACCGGAACTTCAGGAAGAGACTATTCGTATATTTGGTTCGTTGCAATCGTGAAAGAAGAATCAATACCTGATGGGTTGGAACTCGAGGTGATAGAAAAAATGCGAGAGGCTGGGGTGAAAATAGATTCTGATGCGGAATATGCATACACGGATAAATCAGGGGAATGCATGGTAGAAATATGTACGATGGAATTCTCGAAATGCGTGAAAGGGTGTGCATAAATGAGTTATTTTGAATTGGATGCAAGTCAGAGCGATGTAATACTGAAAACAATAGAAGAGTTTTCGGACGGAAGTGAAGCGGAAAGTATTATAAATGAATATTTGGGAGGAGAAGGAGGAGATTTGCTCAAAGAAGGGATACAAAATCTCCTTCCGGTATCAGGGAGAACCTGGAAAGGAAAGAAAAGAGCAGCAAAGTCAGCGGATCCGTTCAAAAAGACGAAAGGAAACTTATCTGTGAAGATAAGCACAAAGGGTGTGTACCATTATTTGTATTTTCCGGATGATGGATCAAATACAGAAAGACACTATGGAAATCAGCAATTTATGTTTGGCGGAGCGAGTGCGCAAGCAGATAATATTGCGAATGAAATCATAAATAGATTATTAAAAAGAATGGAGGCATAGCGATGTCAGGAATTACAGAAAAAGTATTTTCGGAAGCGGAAGTCAGAAAGTTAGGAATTAAAATAGCAGGAGCTAAAAAAGCGGATGTGAATGAATGTGTTGGAAGCGTAGAAGAGGAGCTCGAAGTAAAGACAGTTACAAAAAAATGCAGAGGAGTTGTCTCAAAATCGAGAACAAAAGGAACTGGAAAAGGAACGCTAAAGGTCACAGCGCATGTAGAGCAAGATTTATTTGCTAATATGTACGGCATGGAACAAAAAGAATTAAAAGACGGAGTGATTGCATACGGAATGAACTCATTGCACCCAGTAATGTGCATTACAATGGAAGTGCTGGATGAGGATGACAATGTAAAGTACAAAGCGTATCCAAACTGCGCTATCCAAAGCGCGTTGTCAAGAAAGGTAGAAAATGGAGCAGAAGAAATTTCGGAAGTCGAAATGGAAATAACAATTATGCCGGATGAGTATGGAAATGGTCTTTATGAGGCAGTGGAAGCAGATTTACAAGATCAAACATTAAAAACGCAATGGTTAGAGGCGTTTGATGCAGCAAAAGTAAGGGTAGAGGAGGTGTAAAAATGAAAGTCAGGATTTTAAAAAGATTCAAAGACAAACATACAGGAGAAATCTATGAATCGGGAGAAGAGATTGATTTTTCGGAAGAGAGGATTCAAGAGATTTTGGAAAGTCAAAAATTGATAGAATTAATCGATGCAGTTGAAAACACAGAAGAACCGGAAACAGAAGAACCGGAAGCCAAAAGTACGGCAAAACGAAAAGGTAAAAAGACGGAGGAAGAATTATAATGAAGAATTCGAAAATTTGTTATCAGGAATATGAAATGGCAGATGGAGAGGTTGTGGCAATGTCCACAGCCCCAATTTTAATGCTGAAATTAAGAGGAAAGAAAGAGCACAAAACAGCATATGAGAGTTTGAGCAAAATGCTTGTGAAAGGAACGGATGAAGAAGATGTAATAAAAATATATGAATTCTTATATGGTGCGTATGTATGCGCGAATCAGGATGAAGAAGTTATGACGTTTACAGAATTTATTGAAAATACAAATCCATTGTATGAATACAATATTGAAAAACTTGGAGAATTGATCGCGCCGGGAAAAAAGAAAAATTCCGGTCAGCCTTCCGGTCAGCAGTAAGAAAAAAGGGCTGTAGAGGACATAGAATCCCAAAATTCGAATTGGAAGAAATAGAAGATTACTATACATATTTTGTTCAAATTATAGGAATCAGTGAAGAACTATTTTGGTATTCGGAATGGTCATTTCTTTTGACGGTTGTAGAGAATAAAATTGCGGTAGATAATTGGATCGCATATGAAAGGGAAAAAGAAATGGAAAGGAAGTGATCTATTAGCAAGTAAAAAACGTGAGGCGCAAGTGACGTTTCGGGCAAATACAAGTCAATTTACCGCTGGTATTAAACAGATGGACAATAAATTAAAAGTACTACGCTCGGAATTAAAACTAAATGCGACACAGATGAAAAATACAGGCGACGCATTGGAGGGGCTGAAAAACAAGCAAAATATCTTAAAAAATGAATTGGTAGCAAGCCGAGAAAAAGTAACTCTGTTAAACAATAAATTGAGTGAAGCGAAGAAAATATTTGGCGAGAATGCGGTTGAGACGCAAATATATAAACGGCAACTGACAGAAGCAAAGACGCAGCAGGCAGCAATTCAAAATGAGATAGAAAAAACGAATGCGGAGATCAAAAAGCAAACAAAAGAGAATGGATTATTAACCCAAAGTATTGAGAAAGCCACAAAAGAAATTGAGAGACTAGATCAAGAACTGGAGTTGAATTCCGTAAAATTACAAGGAACGTCTAATAAAACGGAATTATTGAGAGACAGACAAAAGCTGCTCGGAAATCAATCGAGCGTTTCGGCACATAAAGTAAAAACGCTGGAGGAGGCACTGGAACAATGCGGACAAGAAGCAGGGAAAAATTCGGATGAATACGCAGAACTGTCGGCTAGATTGACGGAAGCGAAGACGCAGCAGGCGGCGATCCAAAATGAAATAAAAGAGACGACAAGAGAGTTAAAAGAGCAAAAAAACAGCCTGCAAATAGCGGGGGATGGACTTGGGTCCTTTGGAGAAAAGGCAGAAAAAGCAGGACAGAAATTACAAGGAATTAGCACTGTAGCAGCAGGAGCGCTGACGGCAGCAGGCGCTTCAGCAGTTACATTCGAATCGGCGTTTGCAGGGGTCATGAAAACAACTGATGAAGTTTATGATGCGAATGGGAAATGCGTTTACAGTTACAAACAACTGGAAGAAGGCATTCGGAGTATGGCGAAGGAAATTCCGGCAAGCACAACGGAAATTTCAGCGGTAGCAGAAGCGGCAGGACAGTTAGGAATAAAGACAGAAGATGTCTCGGGATTCACAAGAGTTATGATTGACATGGGTCAATCGACGAATCTCTCGTCAGAGGAAGCGGCATCCGCAATTGCAAAGTTTAGCAACATAACAGGATTAGCCGCAGACGAATCTATGTCTGCAAAAGAAAAATACAGCAGACTGGGAAGTGTGATTGTAGATCTTGGAAACAATTATGCAACAACAGAAGCTGATATTGTAGCAATGGCGCAGAATTTAGCATCCGCTGGAACGCAAGTTGGAATGTCAGAATCTGATATTTTAGCACTTGCTGCATCATTATCCTCTGTTGGAATGGAATCAGAAGCGGGCGGAACAGCGTTTTCCAAGGCGCTGATTAAGATGCAATTAGCGGTAGAAACCAATAGCGAATCATTAAAAGATTGGGCGAGCGTTGCGGGAATGAGTGCAGATGAGTTTGCGAAAAAATTTAAAGAAGATGCAACGGGAGCACTACAGGCGTTTATTGAAGGATTGTCGAATTGCGGAGGAGAAAGTGAATCTGCAATTAAAGTATTGACCGATATGGGAATCACAGAAACGCGCATGAGGGATTCGTTGCTTAGAGCAGCTAATGCAAGCGACGTATTCACATCGGCAATTCAGACTGGGAAAACGGCGTGGCAGGAGAATAATGCGCTTTCGGAAGAAGCGAATAAACGATACGAGACAACCGCGAGCCAACTAAGCATTATGAAGAATCATATACAGGATGCAGGCATTACGCTGGGTTCTGTTTTTTTGCCTGTTTTATCAGATGTAGCTAAAAAAGTATCAGATTTTGCGGATAAGATAGCAAGTTTGGATAAAAAAACACAAACAACAATTGTACAAATTGCGGCCTTTATTGCAGTGCTGGCACCCGTATTAATGATAATCGGAAAGGTCTCGTCGGGGATATCTGCGATTATAGGAATTGGCTCTAAGCTAACTGGATTATTTTCTGGAATAGGTGCAGCAGCACAAACTGGAGGAGCGACAGCGGCGGCAGGAATGGCGGCTCCGATTTTGCCAATTTTAGCAGTTGTGGCAGCAGTAGCAGCGATTATAGGAATAATAGTGTTGCTATGGACAAAATGCGAAGATTTTCGAAACTTCTTCAAAGGGATGTGGGAGGGGTTCAAAGATGTAATTGACGGCTTCTTGGAAAAAATTGATTTCGGAGACAAAATAGACGGAATCAAAGAAAAATTTTCAGGATTAGGAGAAAAATTAAAAGGTTTAAGTGATTTTTTTAAAGTCATAGGAACTGCAATTGCACAGTCTCTTATTCCGGTAATGGCGATATTGGCGGGAGCGTTTAACGCTATTTTAAACTCGATCGAGCCAGTAATTACGATTATTGGAGGGCTGATAGACATCATATCGGGAGTTGGCTCGATTATTGTTGGAGTATTTACGGGAGACTTAGAGAAAGCAAAAGGCGGACTAGATACTTTCGTTGGAGGTATATCAGAAGTATTCAGCGGTTTGTGGGAAACCGTAAAAGGATTACTGGGAGGATTTGTAGAAGGGATTGCAGAATTTTTCTCATCATTGATAGAAGTTTCAGGGATTGGAGATTTTATCGAAGGGGTAAAAACGAAGTTTTCTGAGATTATCGAAACGGTATCGAATGTATTTACAACAATTGGGAATGTGATACAGGTTGCATTTATGGTAATTGGAGAAATCATTTCGGCAGCATGGCAAATTATTACACTTCCATTTAGATTTATTTGGGAAAATTGCAAAGAGATTGTAATCGGAGCGTGGGAATCTATTTATACAAAAGTTTCGGATAAATTGAATGCAATTTCGGAATTTATCGGGAGTGTGTTTTCGACGATCTCGGAAGTGGCATCGAATATATGGAATGGAGTAAATGACATTGTGTCCGGGGCATGGGATTCGATTCAAACAAAAACATCGAATGTGGTAGAAAAAATAAAAGGTGTTGTAAATGTTGGATTTGACTTACTAAAGAAATATATTATAGATCCTATACAAAGCGCAAAGAACACAGTAGCCAGTACATTTGACGGAATAAAAAACAGCATTACAGATAAAATCGATGCGGCCAAAGATGCTGTGAAATCTGCAATTGATAAGATAAAAGGATTTTTCGATTTTGATTGGAAACTGCCAAACTTAAAATTGCCACATCCTAAAATTACGGGAGAATTTAGCTTGAATCCACCAAGCGTTCCTCATTTTTCTATCGACTGGTATAAAAAAGGAGCTATTTTCAGCAAGCCGACTATTTTTAGCACAGCAAGTGGATTTAAAGGTGTAGGAGAAGCAGGTGCAGAAGCAGTAATGCCGATTGAAAAATTACTAAACTATGTAGAAGCAGGAGTGAGTAATTCCATGCAGAGAATGATGCAAGAACAACGAGCGCAAGAAATTGATTACGATAAGTTAGCGTATGCATGCAGCAAGATAAAAATAGTAAACAAAGTTGGAGAGAGAGAATTCCGACGAATGATAATGGAGGTAATGTAAATGGATATCTATTATAAAAATTTTTACGACGAAAAAGTAATTTTAAATAGATGGCCATGCATGATACAAAACTTAGAAGAATTCGAATCATACGAATGGCAAAGCGAAATAAAAGAAACAAGTAATCATAAGGAAAAAATATTAGAACTTTACATGAAATTACAAAAGAAAAAAATAGAGTTATCTATTTTTGCGGATAGCAAGGAAGAAATGCAGCAGACTCTAAATGAGATGCATCGAATCTTTGAAGGAGATATTGCTAGAAAAACTCCAGGAAGGGTATTTGTCGGAGATGAATACATTTGGTGTTTTTGCTATTCGGGAAGAGCAGAGGAATATGAGGAGGACTTTTATACTACAGATTACGAAATAGGGATAATAACAGCAAAACCATTTTGGATCAAAGAAAAATTTCTATCATACCCAATATATTCCGGTGGTGAAGGCGATGTTTTTTTAAACTTTCCATTTAATTTTCCGTTCAATTTTACCAGCCAGCAAAAGGGAATTTCCACACTTGAAAACGATCATTATACAGATGTGAATTTCAAATTGGTCATATATGGTCCGGCGGTAGATCCGGTTATAAATATAGGTGGATATCCGTATCAAGTATATACGACGATTGAAACGAATGAGTATCTTGTGGTAGATAGCCAGGAAAACACTGTCACAAGAACGCTTGCAGATGGAACGATTGCAAATGAATACGACAACCGCAGCTTTAAAAATAGTGTATTCCGTCCGATACCGCCCGGTAATCACAACGTGCTATGGAGTGGAGATTTTGGTTGGGATATCACGCTTTACAAAGAGAGGAGCAAACCGGAATGGTGACATTAGCAAATAAAAACAGAGAGGAAATTCGCTTGGCTAGAGAACTAGAAGGAGACTTTGCGGTTGGAAGTGAAAACAGCTTCGGGTTTTCGTATTCGGGATCGGATTGGACGGGTGATATTGATTATGGATGTTATTTGTATATTACAGGGACGGAATTTGGCGGGATTGTATCGTTGATAAAGAGTAGCACAAAAGAAAACAGCATCTATGTACAAGGAGATACATGGCGTGGAATGCTGGCAAAGAAAATCATCGAGCCAAAAGCCGGAGAAGATTACCGGATCGTAAAAGGAAGAGTCGAAGATGTTATGAGGGAACTGGTCGTAGAGTGTGGACTGGATTCCCTCTTTTCTGTTCCGTCTTCTGAGGACGATACAGAAATTCAATTTCAATTTGACCGATATTGCACCTTACTCGCTGGATTGGAAAAAATGTTAAGCAGCATAGACTATCGCTTGGATATCCGTTACATAAAGACTAGGTGGGACGCTTATGTAAGACTGCAACCGGTACAAGTAACAGATTTTTCTGACAAGGCAGAGTTTAGCCAGGATGGGAAGTTACGATTCACCGCAACGGAGAATAAAGGCGGAATCAATCATCTCATCTGCTTGGGTAAAGGAGAATTGAAAGACAGGCTTGTAAAACATCTGTATGTACAAAAAGATGGAAGCATTGGAAATACACAGTACTTTACGGGATTAGATGAGCGCACAGACATCTACGATTACAGTAGCGCAGAAGAACCGGAGCTGACTGAAAAGGGAATGGAACGTATTAAAGAAATCATGAATTCCAAAGAGTTTAAAGTGGATATCGATGACGATATTGAAACGGAGATGCAGATTGGAGATATTGTAGGTGGACGAGACTACATTACAGGAATTTCGGTGAAAAAGCCGATAGTTGGTAAAATACTTAAAATCGAAGACGGAACAGAAAGCACAGAATACAAAATAGAAGGAGATGATTAAAATGGCGACAGAATTAATCACTGGGTTAGGCGATGAACCGCATGTAGATGCGGGCGATGTAGGAGGATTCCAAGCTGGAATTGTAGGAGTGGAAGATTATGTGCTGCCGGCAGGCGAGCAAATGAAAGCTACAGTCATAAGTAATAACAAGATACGAATTGCAGAAGGCGAGGCGGTAATGCAGGGGCGACACTGGAGGATAAAACCAAACACCTACGAGGATGTGACGATTGAGAATGGCGCGCAGAACATGAACAGAAAAGATGCAATAATTGCAAGATATACAAAAAATGCAGATACCGGAATTGAAAAAGTAGAATTGGCAGTCTTAAAAGGTACACCAACATCAGGAACCGCTATTGCGCCGGCGCAAGAAAAAGGAAATATCCTAGAAGGAACGATGAAGCATGAAATGCTACTGTATATCGTAAGCCTGAAAGGGCTGAATATCGAGAGCGTAACAGAGGAATTTAATGTACTTATGAACATGTCTATGATAAACAAAAGTTTGTCCAATATAAAAGATTACGTAATTGAAAGTGGTAAAGTTCCAATAGGCTCAACCGGAAGGTATAACTACTACGAAAAGTACGCAAGTGGCAAGCTAGTGCAATGGGGAGTAGCAAACTACTCGTATACGGATGGTTTTGGAAGAATGACTTATCCAATACCTTTTTCCGGAAGTACAGATAATTATATGCTGTTTGTGCAAGGACAATATATGTCCGGGAAAGTTGTCGAGATAATGGTAGCATCTAAACATTCAAACAGCCAAGGGTATGCGTATGCTCTATATTCCGATAACAAAAGACCCGATACACATAATTTTGACTGGTACGCAATTGGACGATGGAAGTAGAAAGGAGAACAGTATGGAATTAATTTTTGCAGATGCAACAAAAATACAAATTCAGTCAGCACAGGAGACAGGCAAAAAATTAGAAATTAAGGTTATACAAGTTGCGCCAGCGCAATTGCGGGAACTCTTTACAGACCCGGTAAAGACAAAAATCATGCGCATCACAGAACGCGAACAAAATATTGCCGAATACGAGGGCTATACGGAGTTTTACCGCACGGAAGAGTACACAGGTGGAATTTATGGTGTAGTTATTAATCAAGTTGGAAAGAGTTCGGAAGAACGGATAAAACAGCTTGAAACGGAAAACGCAGCGTTAAAAGAAGCCTTAGTAAATGCAAATACGCAGATTACAGACCTGCAGGGCGCCATCTGTGAACTATACGAAATGGGGGTGCAAGCATGATCTACATTGAAAGAGTATACGCAGATTTAATACAAAAAGAAAAGAAGAGCATCAAGGATGTACCTGAGAAAATCCGAGAACAGGTAAGAGAAATTTTGGAGGCAGAACAAGGATGATAATCGTAGATTACAACGACATCGGAATAAAACGTGGACTTTGGCAATATGACTTTGGACAAGTGTTACGAATTCAAGGCGGAAACCTAAAATCAGCGGTAGAAATTCATTTTTCGTTGCAGGAAACAGGTGGTGAAGCTGTAACGCGAATCGGTACAACGAAAGATGGAGTAACAGACGTAGTTATTCCGGATACGATGCTGATAAATGACGACATCGACGACAAGTATAATATATACGTATTTATTTATATTGCAGATCGGGAAAGCGGAGAGACCGAAAAGAAATTTGCACTGGAAGTAAAAAGCAGACCAAAACCGGAAGCGTTTGATGCTACTGAGGATAAGAAATTGTTTGAAGAGGCAATCAAAGCAGTAAATGAATCCGCCGAACGTGCCGAAACCGCAGAGAAACAAGCCGAAGGCTGGGCGCATGGACGAGAGGACATGCCCGACAGGGAAGAAGATAATGCAAAGTATTATTCGGAACAGGCAGAAAAGGTTGCAATGGAGATACCGGGACAAGTAGAAGATGCAAAAGCGGAGATTGATGAATACGTACAAGGCAAAGAGGAGGAATTGAAAGGCGAGACTGGAGATGTCTACTTTGCAGCGTTTAAGGTGGTAGATGGACGCTTGGTAATGTATTCCGACCCCGAAATCGACAAGGTGAGATTTGTCCGAGTTGGCAGTAGATTATACTATAGACTAAATTTTTAGGAGGTGCATAATGAAAACAGTAAATAATTACACAGAGACAGACCTCGGTAACGTCTCCCCGAATCCGAGGGGCGAATATGACAACTCTGAAGCATATGAGTATTTAGACCTTGTATCTTTGGGCGGTGGGTCTTATCTATGTTTGGCGGAGCTTGGACAGAAAATCACAGGGATAGCTCCGGAACCGGGAGAGACTACGGAGTATTGGCAGTGTATCGCTGTGCCGGGAGAAATTACTGAGGAATATACAGAAATCTATGCAGATGTAAAAAGACTTGCAAAACAGGCGAATACGGACGCAGAAAATGCATTACAAGCAAGACAAGGAGCAGAGCGGGCACAACAGTCGGCGGAGGATGCAGCAAATGCGTCGATAAAAGCGGCACAGGAATCTGAGAACAGTAAAGACAGTTCGGCAGGATACATGCAAAGAGCTGAAACAGCGGCACAGACAGCCGAGAGTGTAAAGGGAACTGTAGAAAATCTTGTGAATGGATTTGATGAACACGTTGCTAGTAAGGCGACCGAGGCAGAACAGGCAATCACTACGGCGAAAGATAACGCTGTTAGTGCGGTTACAAGGCAAGAGAAAGCATCTGTACAGGAAGTAAAAGACCAAACAGCATCTTACATAACCGAACAGAAGAATCTCGCAAAACAGGAAATCGACGATAAAATACAGACTTTTGACGTTGACGTGAACGCAATTAAGCAACAGGTCGCTAACGAGGGCACAAAGCAAGTACAAGCCGTACAGGACGCACAAACAAAAGCCACAGAAGCGGTAGAGACAGCTAAAACAAATGCGGTGCAAACAGTACAAGGAGAAGGCACTACCCAAGTCGGTAAAGTAACCGAAGAGGGAACTAAACAGCTAGAAATCTTGCAAGCCGAAACAGCACAGTTTACAGAGGACAGGGAGCAGATACAGACCAATAAAACGGACATTGCGGATTTGCGACAGACCAAAGCTGGGGCGATTGTGGAGAGTGCGAATGGAGAGACTATCGTTGTGCGAGATAGTTCGGACAACTTTTTCGAGGATTTTAGAGTGTTCGGGAAGTCAGAACAGGGAGGAAATCCAAGCCCTGATAACAAACAAGATGTTATAAATATCGGTGGTGATGGAATTATTGAAATAGAAATCGGAACAAGCAATATATTACCGGATAATGACGTTGTAAAAACTGTAAAAAACTATAAAGTATGCACAAAAAATGGATTTTTATTAAAAAAAGGTGTCAAGTATGTTTTATCAACAAACGAAAATGCGATCGCACTATATATTAATGATTTCGATAAACAGGAAAAATTATGTTTTGGATATAATACGTCAAGTATTGAATATACCCCACCCAAAAACATTAAAGCGTTTTTTGATTATTATAATGCAAATGGACTTCCTGATGCTGCGAAAATGTGGCTAAATATTTATACGGCACAATCATACGAACCATACAAAGAACCACAAACCATAACACTGCAAACTCAAAACGGATTACCGGGATTACAAGTTGCATCAGGCGGAAACTACACAGATTCCTCTGGACAACAGTGGATATGTGACGAGATAAGTGTGCGAGACGGGGTTTTTGGAATTTTAAAAAATCTAAACATGGTCCACGTGAAAAATTGCGAAGAAAGCTTTGCTATTGGAGAGCATGCAAACGGTCAAAAATACGTAGGCTTTAATGCATCTAATGCGGAAGCGAACTATGTCCCTATGTCAGACAGATATATTGGTTCGGAGTGGACTAATACTAATAATAAAATATATGTACCAGCGAAGGGGCGGGCAATTATAACAGATAATCGTTTTACAGATTTAGAAACTGTGAAAACAATTATCAGACAAGAAAATCCTTGCATTTTGTATAAAGTTAACACTCCAGTATTCGAGCCATTTTCGGAAGAGGTACAGCAAGCCTACAGAGCCCTACACACCTATTACCCAAACACAACCGTAACAAACGATGCAGGGGCACACATGGAAGTCGAGTATGTAGCAGACACCAAAACCTATATAGATAAAAAGATAGATAAAAAGCTACAAGAAATCGTAACAGCACACACGCAAGGAATTGCCAACTTGCTATCTTTAATGCCTTTGGAAACACAGGCAACAATGATAGAAAATGACACAAACAATATTTTAGAAAACGTGGAGGAAATGAAGCATGAATAACACAGTAATCGTAAAACTTATGACAAACTTGATTGAGAAGAAATTCTATGACACAAAAGATGAAGCGGTAGCAAAGTTAGATGTCTACTTTGCGATGAATCGCATCTCAGAGGAAGAATACGCAACACTTACATTGCTGGCAGAAGAAACCTATGCAGAACAGAAAGACGAGGTAGCATAATGGGATATGTATTTGCATTTGTAGCAGGGGCGATATTTGGCGTGGTAGTAATGTGTTTAGTGCAAGTTAACAAAGAGGAATAGAGGTGACAAACATGGAAATCAGAGCGAGACCGTAACGGGTCTTTTTATTTTGCAATAATTTTTTTGGAGGGAAATATGAATGAGACAGAAGTAGAGGTAACACTTGAGAGCCACAGAAATGAAATAGGCTCGCTAAAACACCGTATGAGTGATGTGGAAAAGATTGTCGAATCCGTACATCAGCTCGCAAACGAAATGGTTGGTCTTACAAAAGAGATGCGCCATACGAACCAAGCAATCGAAAGATTGAATGAAGACGTAGCAGAATTAAAAAGAAAGCCAGCACAGCGTTGGGAATTGGTAATTACGACAATTATCTCGGCGTTAGCTGGCTATTTAATTTCAATGATTTTTTAGGAGGATTAGATATGTTTAAAAACAGCGTATTAAAAACAAGTGTAGACACAAAGAGATGGTTAAAGGCAGCGGGAATTCGTGCGGTTAAAACGATGGCACAGGCTGGTATTGCTGGAATCGGCGCAGCAGCTGCAATGGGACAAGTAGACTGGAAATATGTATGCTCGGCAGCTGTGCTTGCAGGAGTAGTTAGTGTACTTACATCGGTAGCAGGTATCCCGGAGGTTTCAGAGGGCGAGTAATCGTCCTCGCACATACATTATAAAGAAAAGGAGATTTTATTATGGGAACATATAACGTACATGCAGGACATTGTCCGCAGGGAAAGGGAGCGAGTGGAGCAGTTGGCATCTTACAAGAATCCGTAGAAGATCGTGCAGTCAAAAACGAAGTAATCCGTCTGCTTAGGGCGGAAGGGCATACGGTCTACGACTGCACGTGCGACGAAAATACAACAAAGCAAGGATGCCTGAACAAAATCGTTGCAAAGTGCAACCAGCACAGCGTGGATTTAGATATCAGCCTACATTTAAACAGTGGGCGAAACGATTATGGCGGAGACGGAAGTACAGGTGGTGTCGAGGTATGGAACTACGATACTGGAACACAGGAAATCTCGGACAGAATCTGTGAAGCGATTGCAACAGAGTTAGGAATCCACAACAGAAGGACGAAATACGACAAGGACTTATTTGTACTGGCAAATACAAAGTCAAAGGCGTTGTTAGTAGAGTGTTGCTTTGTTGATGATGCAGACGATGCGAAAGTGTGGGATGCGAAACGGTGCGCAGAAGCGATCGCGGAAGGAATCTTAAACAAAAAAATCGGTACAACAGGAGGTAGCACAGTGAACACAACAAGAAGAATTGGACCAGGGTCAGCACATCTTAACAGTGACTGCCCTATTTACGATGCAACATGGAAAAATGTCATTATCAACGCAAAACAGGGTGATCACATCACCGTTTTGGACAGCGGTACAGAGGGTGTAAAAGTAAGATACAACAGCACAGTCGGCTACATGCATTGCAAATATGTCATGCCGGACATCAAAAAGGGCGACAAGTTACGTGCGGTTGAGGATATAACCGTAACAATCAAAAAAGGCACTACGCTCGTATCTCAGGACGGTGGTTACATGGGTAATATCGTAAACGGCAACTTTATTATCAATTCAAAATCAGTCGAGAAAATCTAAATAACACAGCCCCACCTCTTCGGAGATGGGGCGAAATATCAAATATCTGATCTATGCTTTTCGCGAGATTGCTTTATCCTCAAAGCGTTTACAGACATATTCTCGTTATACACAGGCCTCTGCCTTGGGAGATACGCCTGTACTGTTTTTGGACTTAAGCTCATTTCTTTTGCTATTTCATCCGCACTTTTTCCCGCCTTGAATTTATTTAATATCTCGGCGTGCGTCTCGGACAATATGTATCCGTTGCTAGATAGAGCTTTTACAACGCGATTCCAAGAATATCCAGTATCTTTCGCAGTGCCTTTTACGGACTGCAGTATTTTATATGATTCTAAAATTTTCTCCTCTGATTTCTCCATGTTAGAGACCCTCCTTTTCTATTTTGTATTGTATTAAGCTTAATAAATAATCCGGGCATTTCCTAGCGCCCGACTTCCAATCCTGCACCGTGCGGTACGGGATTCCGAAATAATCGCTAAATTGTTTCATGTTCATACCGGATTGCTCGAATAGTGTTTTAAAACCTGTGTTATTGTCCATTTGTTTTCTCCTTTAATTCACATTCAGCCTTGTGTTGTCTTTCTCGCTTCTTTTCCTCTTTTTTCGCTTCTCTTCAAGTTCTTCTGCGGTGTATAAATATGTCGTATGCGGTCTACCGTTTTTATCTAATACCCTAAATGCTGGATGTCCATTAACATCTGTCAAAACATCATTAATTTCATAGCACCAACCCCACGGAGATTCTGCCATTATATTTCCCATTTGATTTTTATACAGTTCCCACTCATTCGGGACAAGAACCGTCATTTCATCAGAGCATGTAGCGTGCACATGCTCTCCACCATAAGTATAAACTTTTCTTTTTTCTGCGGCTAAAACGCCGTAATTTTTATAAATTTTAATTTCCTGCATAAGTATGTCTCCTTTCTTTTAATACCATTCTTCGTTGTACCATTCTTCAAATTCTTTGGAATCCTTGAAATGAATTAGGCGTTCATATTCATCATATTCTTTCCAGTATTCATATCCGTCAGAACCTTTGTGATGAATTGCATTGTCATTTTCATCATATTCTTTCCAATATTCATATCCACTAGAATCTTGGAAGTGAATTATATTACCATTTTCATCGTATTCCTTTGATTCTTTGCGACCATCAGAATCTTCGAAAAGAATTTCATTACCGTTTTCGTCGTATTTTCTAAAAGATTCATATCCGTCAGAACCTTTATAATGTATAAGGTTACCGTTTTCGTCGTATTTTCTAAAAGATTCATACCCCCAAGAATTTTTATAATTAATAATATTACCATTTTCATCAAATTCCTGATGATGTTCGTATCCATAAGGAGTCTTGCAATGAATTTCATTACCATTTTCATCGTATTCATGCAAGTATCCGAACAATTCTTCTTTTCTTATTTCATTGCTCATATTCTTTCCTCTTTCTCCCCGTAGCCGATAGGTCAGCAATGTTATTAACCTACAAAGGAGTATGTTACTTTTCCAGATTTGTGTGTGTTTTTGTTATAAAAACCATCGTTTCTATTTACAAGTTCTGATTTGACGATTTCGTCATTTTCAGTTGTCGTTTCTTCGCTATCACTTACGATGTATTTTTCGTAGTATCTTGTGTTAGCGAGTTCTTCCTTAATCGTTTCAGGATCTGCGAACCATACTTTTTTCTCAGGATTCCATTTTGCATCAAAATTTCTTTTGATCCAATCTTTTGAGCTGTAAGTTTTTCCGCTGATTTCGCCTGTTACTGTGTTTACTGTAAATGTTTCTCTTCCGACTACGTTTAATTTTACGATTTCTTTCATTGTGTTCTTCGCTTCCTTCCATGCTTTTTTAAGTGCTTCGGAGATTCCGAATCCTACTTTCTTAACAAGTTCCCATGCTCTTTTCATAATGTTTGATAAGTTGTATTTTTTCATTTTCGTTATCTCCTTTGCTTTGTTTTTGTTTGTTTCTTTCCTTTACCTTATATCTGTATTATACACGCAATGCGTGTATAAGTCAATAGCAAATTTAAAATAATTTGACAAAATTACACACATGGAATGTGTTGTAGCCAAAGATATAAAAGAGACCGTTCCTTACCCAGTGATTACGAGATGTAAGGAGTGGTCTCTTCCTATTTATAATACATATTTTTATACTAACTAGATAACACCAAATCCAGTGACGAGTTCGAGATTAATGCCCTCGTCTTCAAAGTATCCTTCTTCGATGGCTACATACATTGGTGCATAAAAGATGGAGTGAGCTACTTCGTTGAGAACAACTTTAGTAGAGTCCGGAAGAATTTCTGTTGATTTTTCTTTTTGTGGTTTGGCAGGTTTGCTTTCTTCTTTTGAAGAGCATGCAAGCAGAGAAGTGACAGATATTGCTGTCACTAATGCGAGAGTAAGAAAACGCTTTTTCAT